GACTCCAGATCGTCGCCTCCGGGTTGTTCAGGCACACGCCCGGCAGGCGCATCAGGCATTCTTCGCCGCGCGCGGAATCGCGGATCTTCTGGTTCCGGTAGGTTTGATGCTTCGGGAAGCCGACGAGGCGCGCTGTCATGCGGCCTCCAATTCGTCGTCTTTCACGTCCATCGACTGTGCAAACCTGCGCGCCGGCGCGATGAGGTCGATCGGCTTCACAGACCCGGACGCGATCGCGAACGGGTTGCCCGTCTTGGGCGTCTTCCCCTTCTTCGGATATGGCGCATCCTGCCCCGGTCCGAGAGCAATCACCGGCGTCATGACCGCGTAGTGCCCGCTGTTGCGCCACGTGCCGATGTGCCATTGGCCCTTTACCGTGCCCATGATCATCTGCACATTCGCACGCGTGCAGCCTAATTCGTCTGCGATTTCCTGACGCGTCATCGATCGGCGCTCGAGCAATTTGGCAATCGCCGCCCAACCCGGCCGCTGTCGACGTGTGCCCGGAAGCCTGGTGAGTTTCATCTGCATGAACTTCTGCGTGATCGATTTGGCGGAGTGGCGCGGCAGCAGACGCTGAAGATCGCCGATCGCCACATTCGGATTGCGCTTGAATTCTTCTTCCAGCGTTCTAATTTCGACAGTCAGCCAGGGATTTTGCTGTCTCATGAGTTTTTCTCCATCACAGTGCATGGTTGCTCACCCCATCTGCTGTCGAATACTGGAAATACGGCTTTGGATGCCATGTGGGCGATTGCTTGAACTGCAGGCACGTGTGGTCGAACCAGAGGCGCATAAGCGGTTCGTCGCCGGTCGCGCGCTGCTTGAGGCACTGGACTTCGGCATCACGATCGCCCTCGCCCTTGGGCTCACCTTTGGCTTCCTTGGCCTTGTTGCGCCACACGGAGAACACGTTGTCGGGTAGATCGGTCAGAGCCCCGCCGCCGCGGATGTCCATCTTCCCCGGCGCGCGCGATTCGTCCTGGCCTTTCCGCGCGTGTGCAACGAGATGCACATGCACGTTGAATTCGTTCTTGAAGTCGCAGAGCTGCTCGATGAATCGCTTCTGGCCGGTGTAATCATCCTCAGCTAACCCGCACTTGAGCAGGGAGTCGACGAAGAAATGCGTCACTCGGTAGCGCTTGGCGGCATACCGGAAGGCTTCGAATAGCGCTTGCTGGTCGGCATTGCCGGTTCTGTCGAAGATCCACAGCGAGCCGTCAAGCCAGCCATGCGCGGCGCGGACATAACCCTCAGTCGGCGCGGCCGTGGCGCACGCCTGCTGGATGAGCCGATACAGGAGCTTGCGGGGCATCGTCTCGCCCGAGAACACGCAGACACGTTCGCCCTGCTTGATCAGATCGACCATCACGTGCCCGAGCAGATCGCTCTTGCCATGCCCATTGATGCCGGTCCAGACGGACAGCTCGGCCGGCCGCAAGCGGATACGATCCTGCAGACCAGGCCACGGGAGCGTCGCGCCAGTGGTCGCGATCGACGGGCCGGCAAACATCGCCACCACTTCCTCGACGTACGACAGGGGAGTGCGAAGGTCAGCAGGCTCGATGCGTTTTGCCGCCGCCACCGTTTCGATGATCTCGTCGCGATCCACGCCCTGCTGCAGCGCCTCGTTCGCGTCTTTCAGCCGATGCCCGACGATCCGGCAGCGCTCAATGCCAAGGCGCGCCGCGACTTCACGTGCGCCCTTCTGGCCGGCATCGTCGTTGTCGAACCACAGGAAAATGTCCTGGAAGCGCTCGAGCCTGTCGAAGTCCGTGTCGATCCACTGGTGATTGCCGGCACCCTGATTCACCGACAGGGCCGGGAAGCCGTACTGGTACAACGACATCGCATCGATCTCGCCCTCCGTGATGACGATCGATTTCGTGTCATCGGGAATCAGATCCCAGCCGAACAGGCACGGCTCCGCGTTGGAAGCCTGCCACGTCCGCTTTTTCCCGTTGGGATCGCGCGCGAGCGCCAGGTGCTTGACGTTCACCAGTTCGCCATCGCGCAGAAACGGGAAAATGATCGCGTCGTCTTCTTTCGTCGCCGCTACCTTGAACGCGTCGATCGTTTCCGGCGCGAGCTGGCGTACCCGCGTCAGGTAGTCCAGCACGTCGCCCTTCGGCTTGCTCGCCGGTGGCTTGGGAGGCCGCGCGTAGGTTTTTGCCGGCGCAGCAAACACCGGCGCCGAAACTCCAAGGTATTCGCGGCATGCCTCGAATGCGTCCTTCTTCGTCATGCCACGCACAGCCGCCCACAGGTCGATCAGATCGCCTGCATCGCCGGTCGCGAAGTCTTTCCACAGACCGGCCTTGTTGCCGGTCAGACGCACCTTGAGCGAGTCGCCATCCTCGCCACCAATGCTGCCGACGCAGTATTCGGGGCCCTTGCGCTTGCCGTTGGGCAGCAGCATCGAAGCAACGGCTTCGACGTCGTGCGCGAGCCGTTGGCTGATCTCTTGCCAGTTCAATTGACGTACCTCGCATCGTTGCCGTTGAGTGCGCCGCCGTGGCCGTTGGCATTGCGGACGGGTTTAGCGTTGTCCTGCGCCCTTCCCAGCCAGTTCGTGAGAAAGCGCGCGTAGTTCGATTTCCGGTTCTTCGGGTTGGCGATGATCCATGCGGCCGCCTTCGCCAGTTCGGCCGGCACATTCACCGCCGGATAAGCCTCGCTCCAGGACGACGACAGTTTTTCCGGTATCCCGGCCCACTTTCCGTCTTCGCCGAGCGAGATTTTTTCGCTCGGGACAGAAGGTGTTAAGTCTTTCTTCTCTTCTCTTCTCTTCTCTTCTCTAGGAGCGTTACGTGACGTCACCGTTACGTCACCCGTTGCGTCACTAGAATCGTCACGCGTTACGTCACAGAAACCGTCACTTTGTGACGCTTTTTGACGCTCGCGATACCTCCGCTGACGCTCCGCCGCCTTCGACCCAGACTGGCGCTCATCCGCCACAGCATTGAATTCCGAGAAGTTCGGCAGGCAAATTCCAGCGGGGGTTTTCGAGATTTCGATCCAGCCAACCGACTGCAACGCGCGACCGAACGAAGGCACCTGAACGATCTCGTCGACACCCTCGATCGTCATGAACGAAACGAATTCTTCGCGCGAATGCTCGTTCGCATAACCCCAAAAACGTAGCAGCGCGCAAACTGTCACATAACGCGTTACGCGTAACGCAGCGTTACGGTCGTTACGGTGTTGATCGTCACTGCCGCCGTAACACGGGACAAAACTGGAAAGCGTCGACCACTGCTGAAAATCAGATTGATCCGCGAGAAATTCGGCGATCGCCATCACCTTCGGGTGAGTGACGAGGTTCACGCGCATCTTGATCCAATCGCTTGCCATTTAATGCCCCTTCAGATCGAAGCGCGCAAAGACCTTCGCCACAGTCGCGGCGCAGATGTACTCGTGGCAGTAGAGCCACATCACGAGGCTTTTCAGGAGCGTCTTCACAGAGACCTCCAGAAGACCACGCAGCCGAGAACGAAAGAGCCGGCGATAAACGACGCCATGAGGGTTCCGATGTCCATTACGCCGCCCTTGACTCGAGCAAAGCGACACGCGCGCGCAGGCGCATGATTTCCGCTTCCGGGGAGTCGATCAGTTCGGCGATCTGCTTCTTGCGCATGTCTGCGTATTGGCCGATCGCCCAGTTAGAGCACAGGTGCTGAAGTACCAGCTCCTGATCTGAGGTCAGGTAGCCCTGACCGTTTTTCACCTTGGCCAGATGCGGTGGCCGGAAGCCCAGGTATTCGGCGATCTCGCTTTCCCGGATGCGGCGTACGCGCTTGTCCAGACAAAGGCGGATAGCGTCGCCGTAGTCCTCGCAGCTGGCAATTAACCCTTCATCGATCAACCGCGGCTTAGGAATCTCCATAAGCACCGGAAGGGCAAGCTGCATAAGGTCATTGAAATTCTTCATCGTCTTATCCGTTGTTAGCCATTGCGTTAACCGTTGTGCAATGCGCCAAATAAAGGCGTCACAAGGACGCCAAATGAAAAATTCAAACGACCAGGGGTTCGAGCTTTCTGCTCTTGTTCACACCGCCGACCGGCGGTTGTGCATCGTCGGATGCAGCCATCGAATCCAGCCCATCGCCCCAGATATCCGGGCGCAGTTCAGCGAGGGTGAAGCGCGAGTCGTACGCGACGATCCGTTTGCACAGATCTGCGCTGGGTTTGCGCTTGCCGAGCGAGCAGTTATAGAGGTAGTTCACCTTTGCACCCACAGCTTCGGCAAAGGCCTCGCGGTCGGGCCGCTTGGTGATTCGAAAGTACGTACGCAGGTCCATGTCTATACCGTGGTGGTTGGTAGGTGCGACCTGAGTATAGACCATTCTGGTTTATCTACACAAACCTTTTTGGGCGTTTATCAAAATGGTTCAAAACGGTAGGCTGGACCACATGAAGACTTGCAAAGAGATGCGCCTAGAGAACGCCAGGACGCTCGCCGGCAACCCCGCGGCATTCGCCCGCAAGCTCGATATGTCCAGCCAGCAGGCGAACGCGCTGATCGGCCCCAATCCCGTCAGAGGCATAGGGGATGAGAAGGCGCGCGAGATCGAAAAATGCTACGGGAAAGAAACTGGATGGCTGGATCACGATCACGAATCCGCACAGCACGATTCGTCGAACAACGATCGATACAACGCTCTGAGCGAACAGGCGAAAAGCCTGATTTCGTGTGTCATTGATCTGGACAGGGTTGGCAATCTGTCCCGATCAACGTTCCTTCTGCATACT